CCAAAGGTACTAGATACAGTATTCGACAATTCTTTAAAACTTTCTTTGACATTGAACCAGATGTTGTTTACACAAAACAATACATATTCAAGTTGAATGAGTCTAAGGTTGGTGCAGAGAGTGCAAGGTACCTTACTGACAATAAACTATATCAAACCTACGCAATACAGATTAGATCAGAACTTTCTCTTGCGCAATGGCGTGATGCATATAAACTCATGGTGCATCCTGCCGGTATGTACCTTGGTGGTCTCACTCAAATCGTAGGTACTGCATCAATAGATCAGTTACAGTATGATCCGGGCGAAGCAATCAAACCACCGATTGTATTGGAAGGTATTGGTGGATTATCACCACTTGGTTTCCAACAACATACCGCACTATTCGACTTTGGTGCGACCGATGAAGGAGGAACTTTGAAGTTCCGAACAAATATGGGTAGTAGTGCAGGTCTGGCCAGAGACTCAAGTGAATTGTATCTGGGTATACCTATGGGTAATGACCTGTATGACGTGCAAGATCTTACAATCGATAACCTCGATAGACTGTATTCAAGTCTTGGTGAATACCTCACGCCTGATTCCCCAACGTTGGATGATGATAGTGACGGTTCAACTACTTACTCTGGATTCGATTTATCATCTACAGAAAGTATAGATCAAGAAACCTTCACGTGGAACCCACAGGTTTCTCGTATAGATTCTGATAATAATCTATTCCAGACTCCGGTCGGAGATTCTGATGGAGAAATTTCTCTCCGTGAAGTAATAGATAACAATTATTAGTATAAATAGAACATATAATCTTTAGGTAAAAAGAGAATGACTAGACAAGTATTAAACAGAGGCACAATCGCGAACGATGGTACGGGTGATACACTTCGTACTGCATCGTTGAAGATTGAACAAAACTTCCAAGAGATCTACAGCAAACTTGGAGATGGTGCATCTCTGATGGCGTTGATCGACTTTGACTCTTCGGGTATTATATTCGAAGGATCTGTCGAGAACAATTTTGAGACTCGTTTGCAAGTCGCTAACCCAACAGCAGATAACACGGTTACAATACCGAACTATTCTGGTGCATTGGTTATGGACTCTGCAACACAAACATTGTCTAACAAGACTTTACTAAGTCCTATTTTGACTACCCCACAGATTAATGACACTTCATCGAATCACAGATATGTGGTTGCAGTGAATGAGTTGGCTGCGAATAGAACAATTACATTACCACTGTTGGGTGCGGCAGATACTTTTGTATTTAATAACCACACCGCAATATTAAAGAACAAGACACTTCAGAATCCTACTCTTAACTCTCCGGTTATCGGTAAAGAGATTCTTGATAGTGCGGGTAACGAATTAATACAATTCCAAGACTCCGGTTCTGCAACAAACTTTATTCGAATTGGTAACTCCCCCACTAACGTACCTGCAATAGTGCAAGCTGCGGGTGAAGCAAACTCCGCACTATCACTCAAGGGTTCGGGTAATGGTGGAGTTAAAGTTGACTCTAAATTTGTATTAAAAACACAGGGTATTTCGACAGGTGGTGGTACTGTAAGTGCAAATTCACCAATAACATTATTCACCAATGGTACTACCGGTGCACACAGTTTAGCAAGTGGTACATCTGGACTAAATGGTGAAGTTAAATATCTTGTTAATAAAGGTGCGGGTACGCAAACTATTAACGAAACTTCAAGTAATCTTGCTGCGTATGCAAGTCTTATACTACCACAGAACGAATCTGTTACTTTGATGTGGTTTGGGACTCAGTGGATTGTGATAAATAAAACTGATAACGTAACAACTTCGTAGGAATATATAAAAAATGCCAGTAATTACCGATCAATTTAAAAAACAGGTCTTAGATGATCTTCTTACGGACTTAGACTCTTCTTCTGTAAGATACTATGCGGCCATTGGTAGATCCGAAGATTGGAATGCTTCTGATCTTGCGACTGTTCCTACTAATGATTCACGTTCTGTCAGACAGGCAAGAAGTTCTTTGCAATCTGCAAAACTCATCGAAGATGCCTCATATGTAATTCCACGTAGAATATGGGTTGCTAACCTTATCTACTCTGCATATGATGATAACGATGTAGGTTTCCCCGAGAATCCTTTCTATGTAATCAACTCGAATAACGAGATTTACATCTGTTTGGAACAGGGTAAGAAACAGGATGGTTCTTCGCAGTTATCTACCAACCAACCTACTGGTAACACTACCGGTACACCATTCCGTACTGCGGATGGTTACACGTGGAAGTTCCTTTACTCTATCGGTGCATTACGTGCAGATAAGTTTTTGTCATCTGCATATATGCCTGTAAGATTTGTTGGTTCAACCGACTCGGATTCTCCTGCCGAAGATCTACAACAACAACTAGTCCAGAACGCTGCGGTAAAAGGACAAATCGTTGGTTATAAAGTAACTAATGGTGGATCTGGTTATACATCTCCACCTTCGGTAAGTATCGTGGGTAATGGTACTGGTGCGATTGCTTATGCGGTACGTGCGGGTGAGACTATCGTAGACATCAAGGTCAAGGCCGACTCTGCGGGTAACTCGGGCAACTCTTACTTTGGTAGTGGTTACGACTATGCAAACGTATTAATTTCTGGTGGTGGTGGTGACTCTTGTATTGTTCGTCCTGTATTGGGACAAGCATCTGGTGTTGGATCTAATCCTGTTATTGACCTGAAGGCAAATGGTGTTATGTTTAACTCCAAACCAGATGGTATTGAAAACGGTGACTTTATTACTGGTGACGAGATATTCCGTCAAGTATTATTGGTACGCAATCCAAGAGTTGATAGTGCAGAAGGTGTTTTACTTACATCTACTTCCGCCCTGGCACTTAATAGTATTATACACGATGGATCAGGATTTGTCAAGTCTATTGTGCAAAAATCTCAGATTCAAGGTGTTACTTCTGGCGCAGTTGCAATCATCGACAACACTAATGATTCGGATACAATCTGGTATCATCAAAACGAAACAACTGGATTCACTTCCTTCCAAGTTGCAGAAGAAATTCAGGTGGTAGGTAACACAAATATTAACGGTTCGATAACCAGTAAAGTAGACGGTGAGTTTAATCCGTACACTGGGGATCTACTATATATTGATAACCGTTCAGCTGTAACGCGATCCACCGATCAAACCGAAGACCTGAAAATCGTAATTACTATCTAGGATTAAGAAATGCCAAACACATTTACAGAACAAACATTCAGATCAACCTACAAGGATGATCACGCGGATAGTGATAATTACTCACGTATCTTGTTCAATGCCGGTCGTGCATTGCAAGCACGTGAACTTACACAGATGCAGACCATCATCCAAAAAGAAATTAAAAGGTTTGCTGATAACATATTCCAAAAGGATGGTGTTCCTACTAAAGCTGGTGGTGTTGCACCTAACAACCATTATGCGTTCATCAAAATAGAGAACGATCAAAATAACTCTTTTGATACTGTAAGTGCATTGAAGGGTGTCGTGTTAACTGGTGCGGATTCGAGTATCAAAGTCAAGATCTATGAAGCAGTTGCTTCTGTGAACAGTGACCCTGATACTCTTTTTGTCCAGTACTTGGACAATCCAAATACACAGAGTCCTAGTCTACCACTTACTACTAGTACCTTTGTTACGCCTGGCGAAGTACTCTCCAACGGGTCTAACATTAACTTAACAGTTCAAACAATCAACACATCTACCAATCCGGCAGTCGGATATGGTTCTCAGGTTGAAGTTGGACAATCAGAATTTTATGTTCAAGGACACTTTGTATTCTGTCCTAAACAGAGTCTATTCCTTGATAAGTATAAGAATTTCCAGACAGCAGATATTGGTTTTAAAGTTATTCAAGACATTATAACAGTATCCGATACTGATGCACTGTATGACAATCAAAATGTAACTCCTAACCGTGCTTCGCCTGGCGCAGACAGATACCGTATTCGATTAGAACTGATTAGACGAGACCAGATGGTGACCGGAGATACCTTCGTGTATTTCGGTCGTATCGAAGGTGGTAGATTAGTCGATCAACAATCTGATGATGAAGGTTTCAATAGAGTCCGGAATCACGTTGCTACACGTGTCCGAGAGATTAATGGAGACTTCATCCAGAAGTATTGGAAACTTCGCGTAGAACCTAATGGTACAAACGCATCATCTACATTGATGTTGAAGGTAGATCCAGGCACAGCATATATCGATGGATATAGAGCTGCAACTACTGCTACTCGCAATATACCGATTCCTAAAGCAAGAGACACTATTGCAAGAGAAGAAGAACAGATTGGTATCGACTACGGGAACTACTACTATTTCGATAGTGGTGTTGGTATGTTGGATATTGATACTTGCGAAGAGGTGACATTATATGCGGGTTTTGGTGGTGCAGATAGTGCAATCGGTACTGCACACATTCGTGCATTGACCGAAGGTTCCACAGGACTTCGTACTGGTGGATACACCTATGTGAGACCACCTTTATACAAGGCACATTTATTCGACATCCAACGAGATAACTATAATTATAGTTTACGTGATGTCAAATCTATTAAATCTTCGACCAATACTCACTACATAAACCTTGTTCAAGTAACAGGTAATGGCGGAAGTATTGTACATGAACCTAAGAAAAATGCTTTACTGTTTGATACTCCATTAAGACGACCCAAGTCTTTCACTGATGTCACTATGACATTTATGAAGAAGTACAACTTTACGGCTTCTGGTACTAGTCACACAATCACACTGACCGATGCTGGTGAACGTTTTGTTAATGAAAGTGATATCCTTGTTGCTTCTGCAACTGAGTTTGCACCTTCAAGTGTTGCATCAAATATCCAATCCGGAAACACAGACATTTTGTTCAGTGGGTTGTCGAATGGTGTTGCATATGAAGCAATTGTATTCATAAGAAAAACTAACGCAAGTGTTAAAACAAAGACACTGACCGAAACCGTGGTAACTGCTTCATTAGACTCTGATGGCGCAGGTGTATATTTCCTTCCTCTCGGTAAATCTGATGTCTATAGTATTCAACGTGTATCTCTTAATGATTCTGATGGTGAAGATGTATTCACCAGTTTCTTATTCGATGCGGGTAACCGTACTACTCACCAAGATGACAGTAGATTAATCTATTCTGGTGGTGGTTTTGATAGTGCAGGTCAATCCGTATTTGTACGATATAAGTATTTCGAACCTTCGGTAAGTGGGCAGTTCTATGCTGTGAACTCTTATGATGGTCAATTGGATTATCTTAAAGTTCCTGGCCAGAAATTGCCTGATGGTGGTCTTCTGTCACTACGTGATGCAATCGACTTCCGTCCTTCAACTGATGGTTCTGGTTCATTTTCTGCTGGTTCAATTTGTCCTCTTCCGGTACCTACCGATACTATCACTACAGATGCCGAATACTACTTACCTCGTGCAGACCGTCTGGTAATATCTAAACAAGGTGAACTTCGTTATATCACCGGTTCTTCTTCGTTGAGTCCGAAATACCCTGATGTTCCTGTGGATTGTATTGATCTTTATAAACTGAAACTGAATGCTAATACCATGCACACTCAGGATTTGAGAACAACTCTTATTCCACGTAAGGGTTATACGATGCAGGACATCAACAAACTAGAAGAGAAAGTTGATCGTCTTGAAGAAATGACTACATTGTCACTTCTCGAATTGAATACTAAAATGATGAATGTTTTGGATTCTGCGGGTAATGATCGTGCTAAGTCTGGATTCTTTGTGGACAACTTCAAGTCACATTCTCATTCTCAAACTAAGTCTCCTGAATATCGTGCTGCGATTGACAAGAGAGGTAAACTGTTACGTCCTACTTTTGTAGAAGACTGTGCAGATCTTTTCTATGACAGTGATCATGTCGGTCAACTACGTACCGGTGTATTCGGTGACTTCGTTATGTTGAACCATACCGAAATTGCATATGAAGCGCAAGAACTCGCTTCTGGTACAGAAAACCTCGCACCTTTCTATGTTCCTACCATTGTCGGTAGTGTAGAACTTTCTCCGGAAACTGATTCTTGGAAAGAGACTCAGAAGATTGGTGAAACTGTTGTGGGTCGTTCAAGTGAATTTGACCTCAAACACGCATTGAACTGGAACAACTCCGAGAACGAATGGTTTGGTGTAGATCCTTCTGACCTAGAAGCTGGTGATGCTGCAACTTCATTTGTAAGTGGTACATCAACTTCGATAACACACAATAGTTCGGATCCTGTTCTTATTGGTACCGAGACAACCGAAACTCTCGGTGAGTGGGTTGAAGTCGGTCATGTGACCGATGTGGAAACTCTTTATACCGAAACTGTAGAAGTATCACGTGAACGTGAAGAAGAAATCTCACGTACAGTAATAGATTCTTGGTGGAACAATAATTATTGGGGTGGTTGGACTGGTAACTGGTCTGGTTCTTACTTTGGCTTAGGTGGAACGGGTTCTTATTCATATGGTTATTACAATCCTTGGACTACCGAACAAATTACCACTGATATGTGGGATGTTGTTACTACCGAAACTAAAGATAAAGTTAAGACTGTTAACACATCTACTTATGAAACCACACGCACAATCGAAACTGAAAATGCGTATGAGTCTACTACGGATACCACAACAACAACAACAACTTCCAATACAGTAAACCGTATTGCGAGTGAATCAACTATCCGTGACGTAGTTGGTAAAAAGGTTATCGATGTATCGGTCATTCCTTTCATGCGTTCGATTGATATTCAATTCAAAGCTGAAGGTCTGCGTCCTAATACACAGTACTTCCCATTCTTTGATGGTTCTAACGTATCTTCTTTCTGTAGGGAACAGACTACGTTCAGTACTTGGGCTCACCGCAATTACCTTGCATCTAAAAGTACTGAAGATGGTGAAGGTGTTCAACGTACTACCCAAGAACATAGTTCTGGTAAGACCAACCTTATATCTGACGCAGAAGGTACTATTATTGGGTCGTTCGAAGTACCTAACAACCAAGCAATGCGTTTCTACACAGGGCCTCGTGAGTTTGCATTACTTGACGTAAATGTCAATGACTTCAGTGCTGCAATGTCTTATGGTAGAGCAATGTTCCTCTCTAGAGGTGTTCTCGAAGAGTATGAAGATGAAGTCGAAGTAACTCGCGTACTTAAAATCGTAGGTAACAGTACCAGTGATGTTGATAGAACAATTGCTTCAAGTTCAACTGTATGGACTGAATCTGT